ATGCAGTATTCAACGGCAATCTAAGAGTTACTGGTAATCTGCTAATCGGCACCAATACAGTAACGATTAGAGACAATCACGTTATCTCAGCCGAATATTACCGTATGAACACCGCCAATCACATGGTTGTGATTCCCGACGGCAATAGAGTAAATGCGCTTCATACGTTTGCTAATTCCATATACGATTCGGCCAATAGTATCGCTGCTGGTTCAACAACCATTAACAATATCTCATTATCAGGCACAATCAATCCTGGCACAGTGAATGTCCAGTCGCAAGTTCTGACAGACGGATCAACAATCAACTGGAATATTGCACAAGGATCTATTGCCACTGTTACACTAGGCGGTAATAGAACAATGGCAGCACCTACTAATCTCAAAGTCGGCACGTTCATCCTTCACGTTGTTCAAGATGGATCTGGTAGCAGAAGTCTAACATGGAACAGCGTATTTAAATGGCCTGCAGGTCTGACGCCGACTCTAACAGCAACAGCTAATCGCCGTGACATGTTCTCCTTTGTTTGTGATGGAACTAATCTATACGGCTCATTCATACCAGACGTAAGGTAATCAAATGTCACTTAACAAACCAGCTAACAAAGAAGAATTGAAAGAGTTTTGCCTAAGACAGTTGGGTTATCCTGTTGTCCAGATTAACGTGGATGACGAACAGGTCAATGACGCTGTAGAGTTAGCATTTGAATACTGGAACGAGTTTCACTTTAATGGTACCGAGCGTACCTACGTTAAACATCAAGTAACCTCACAGGACAAGACTAATCGCTATATCACAGTAAGCGATTCCCTTATTGGCGCTACTAGAGTGTTCAAGGTCGGTCAGAATAAGATGGGCATGAATATGTTCGATCTTCGCTATCAGTTGCGCTTGAACGATCTTTGGGATCTATCATCCACATCATATGTCAATTACTCACTAACCATGCAGCATCTAGCCACGCTTGATCTAGTCTTTACAGGTGAGCAGCCAATTCGTTTCAATCGTTTGACAGATAAACTCTATGTTGATTGGGATTGGGAGAATGATATTAATGAAGGCGAGTATATGATTGTTGAAGGATTCATCATCACCAATCCAGATACTTACACACAAGTATGGAATGATCGTATGCTTAAGAAGCTAGCCACATCATATGTCAAAAAACAGTGGGGCACCAATATGTCCAAGTTTGACAAGATGCAGCTACCAGGCGGCGTAACAATGCGTGGCGTTGATATCTATAATGAAGCTATAAATGAAATTAAAGAAATAGAGCAAAACATTCGTGATACGTATGAAGCTCCTCCTGGATTCTTGGTGGGATAATGGCAGTCAATCGATACTTTAACAACTTCCCTGGTAAAAATCGCTTTAACAATGAGCATCGCCTCATGGAAGATGTTATTGTCGAATCCATTGAGATCATGGGTCATCAAGTCTATTATATTCCCAGAGAGTCCTTTGATAATGGTGATATGATCTTTGGTGAGTATGCCAAGTCAAAATTTGAAAAGGCATATTCAATCGAGGCTTATCTTGCTAACGTCGAAGGCTTTGAAGGTGACGGCGACTTCTTCTCTAAGTTTGGACTAGAGATTAGAGATACATCCAACTTTGTTATCTCACGTAGATCATTCACTCGTGGTCTTCCTACCACTATGCGCCAGAGACCGCAAGAGGGTGATCTAATCTATGTTCCGCTAATGCATCGTATGTTTGAAATTAAGTTCATTGAAAAGAAACTTATGTTCTATTCTCTAGGTAATAGAGAGCCATACATTTACGAAATGCGCTGCGAACTGTTCCGCTTCTCTGAGGACGAGATTGCAACAGGAGTTCAAGAAATTGATCAGGTGGCAGAAGAAAACTCATATACAATGAAACTAAATCTTGCGTCATCAGGTGTCGGTAGCTTCAAAGACGGTGAAATCGTTTATAAATCACCAGACGGATCCTGGAATGGCAGAGTTGCATCCGCTACGATTAAAGAATGGTATAAAGCCAATGGTACAATGCTTATCTATGATATCACAGGTGATTTTTCGAAAGATGAACCAGGAGCAGATGTTCTATACGGCAACACATCTCTAGCCCAATATACTATTGCATCTGTTAGTGACGAAAAACAAGATCATGTATCGTTTGATATTTTCAATAACGAAGACTTTGATACAGGCGCAGATTTGATCCTTGATCTATCTGAAACAAACCCATTCGGAACACCATAATGTTAGGTAACGCACATTACTATCATCAACTAACTAAGAAAGCCGTCATCCTATTTGGAAGACTGTTTGATGATATTTCCATTATCAGAAAGAACGATCAAACTGGCGCAGAGGTTAGTAGATTTTTAGTTCCTATCATCTATGCTCCTAAGGAGAAGATGGTCACTCGTGTCTTTTCGGATCCTGATCTAACAAGACAGCTTCAAGCTATTCTGCCACGTATGTCATTTGAGATTTCAGGTCTCAACTATGATGCATCAAGAAAGCAAAATAATTTGCTTAAAGCATCCAAGGCCATAGGAGGAGGCGTTATTGGCGGATCCACTACAGCTTCTTCCGCCTATATGGGCGCACCATATGATTTAAACTTTCAGCTAAACGTATATGCTAGAAACATCGATGACGGTACCCAGATTGTAGAGCAAATTCTACCATTCTTTAATCCTGACTTTACAGTTTCAGCCGCTATGGTTCCTGATCTAGGATTCATCAAGGACATTCCAATCATACTTAATAATGTGACCAATAATATCGAATACGAAGGAAACTATGATTCCGTTCGATATGTATATTGGACTCTTAACTTCACTATGAAGCTCCATTACTACGGCGCAGTCACAACGCCTAAGATCATTCGTACAGTTTATGCTAACATTCATAATGATGAAAATCTAAATCCATCATTCATCACCAAAATGCTAGTAGCTAACACAAACGGCAACTTTAAGATTGAAGATACTGTATATCAAGGTAACAGCTTTAATACATCTACTGCCCGAGGTATCGTTCTAGAATACAGAACCGATACTGGTCTATTAACTTTAGGCGCCACACAAGGTAGTTTCGTTGTCAACAATACTATTCATGCCGTTTCAACAAATGGTGCTGGTACAATCGAATCATTCTATGCACCCCCTTCCAAGATGGTGGAAATCAAGATAGAACCAGATCCAATCGGCGCTAATCCGGGCGATGATTATGGTTATACGACTACTATAACGGAATGGCCCGACACATAAATAGAAAAGAAATCTAGGATAGAGGCAAATGGCACAGATTTTAATTAACGTAGGAACATCACCTAACGACGGTACCGGCGATACGATCCGTGGTGCCTTTATCAATGTTAACACAAACTTCTCGGAAGTCTATAACAATATCGCTGGTCTCGCTGCTAACGTGGCCGCTATTGATGTTAATCAGAATAACACAATCGAAATATCATTCGATACAGCCAATGCAGCGTTCGATAAAGCTAATGCTGCTAATGTTCTAGCATATGATACAGGTGTTAGCGCCAATTTATATTCAGCCGCAATAGGCGCTGCTGGTAATGCTTACGCTGTGACTGTAGGTGCATCTTCTAACGCATATGCAAATTATGTTGCTGGGGCTGCTAATGCTTATGCAGTTGTCGTAGGAACATCCGCTAACTCATATGCTACCTCAGTAGGCGCAGCATCGAATGCCTGGGCAAACACATATGCATCTTCTATTGCCACTTCTGGTAATACTTGGGCGATCACCACATTCTCCACACTATCAAATGTAGCACAGGTTTACGACGCAACTAATGCGGCTTTCACTCTTGCTAATACAGCTATTCAGAATAACTATGTCCAAAACAGCACCGTAACACTTCTAGGTAGTTTGAAGGTCACGGCTAGCTTGATCGACAATTTAGGTCCTATTAGAGAAAAGATTACACAAGTAGCTAACTCAAATGCTAATGTGGTTTCATCTGACTATATTCTAATTGCCAATAACTCTAACACCATTTCAGTCCGTGTTGCGAATGACGGCAACTTTATCTATCCTGCTAACACTGGTACAATAGTTGAAATTTTCCAGTATGGTTCAGGTCAAACAACTATCTCGCCAGCTGACATTAACGTTACAGTCAATTCAAGCAATGGATGGTCAAACATTGCTGGACAATATCTGTCTGCTAGACTAGTAAAGATTGCTGCTAACACATGGATGTTGACAGGTAATTTGAAAGCATAAGGATATAATATGGGTGTTGAGAAAAATTTATCCGATGCTTTGGGCATCGAACATGTACCTGTGCCTCAGGAAACAGCACCAAAAGAAGTAACTGGTGAAATTGTTGAATATGTTCCTGCTGACAGCAAGGACGATCAGGACGAAGATTATATGCTAGTCCGTAATACCCTTCGTAACTTGATTGAAAAGGGTAATGACGCACTAGAAGATATCTCGACTATTGCTAGACAAAACGAGTCCGCTCGTGGATTCGAGGTCGTCGCTAATCTGATTAAGACAGTTGGCGAAACGTCAAAAGATTTGTATAATCTCCAGAAGATGAAACGTGATTTGAAAGAGCCTGATCCAGCATCTGATCCTCGCAAGAAAACTACCGAGGGTATCAATGTGGAGCAGGCTGTATTCGTAGGTTCTACAGCCGAACTATTAGCGGCTATTAAGAACAAGAAAGAGCAGGATGGCTAGACTACCGTATTCTTATCAGAATAACCCTAATCTACCTAATGAGCAATATCGCCATTCTTTTACCCAAGCGGAACTTGATGAATATCTCAAGTGCGCTGACGATCCCGTTTACTTTTCCAAGAAGTATATTAAGATTATTAACGTTGACCGTGGTCTTATGCCATTCGAAATGTGGGACTTTCAGGAGCGTATGCTTCAATCATTCCACGACAATCGTTTCTCTATTTGTAAGCTACCTCGACAGGTCGGTAAGTCTACCACATCGGTAGCTTATATTCTACACCAAGTATTGTTCAATGAGAACTTTGTGGTTGCTATTCTTGCTAACCGTGCTCCTACCGCTCGTGAGTTGCTACAGAAGCTAAAGCTGGCTTTTGAATATCTGCCTATGTTTCTCAAGCAAGGCATCAAGGAATGGAATAAGGGTTCTATCTATCTTGCTAATGGTTCGAGAGTTCTAGCCGACTCCACCTCAGGTTCATCTGTCCGTGGTTTCTCGTTCAACCTAATCTTTCTGGACGAGTTTGCGTTCGTTCCTAATAATATCGCTGAGGAGTTCTTTAACTCAACCTATCCTACCATTTCATCTGGTAAAACTTCTAAGGTCGTTATCGTTTCTACACCAAACGGCATGAACTTGTTCTACAAGATGTGGACTAAGGCTGTTGAAAAGACCAGCACATATGTCCCTATTGAGATCCACTGGTCGATGGTGCCAGGTAGAGACGCTAAGTGGGCAGAAGAAACTATCCGAAACACGTCCCAGAGACAGTTCGACCAAGAGTTTGGTTGTGAGTTCTTGGGTTCATCTAACACACTAATCAATGGTGCTAAACTAGCTTCATTGCATTGGAAAGAACCTATCTATAGAAACGAGTGTATGGACGTATTCGAGGATCCTATTCCAAAGCAC